ATGTTCCTGTTCCTGTTACTGTTGTAGAATCAGCAGTTACTGCTACAGTTCCCTTTAACTGTGAAGATGCTTGAGAAAAAGGAGATCTTTTTACTCTCGTTGCAGTTGTTGCGGAAACATCAGCACTATCACTTGAGTCCAATGCAACGCAAACAGCAGTGGTTGCATTTGTTATAGTAGTAATTAAATGGTTTCCTGTTTCACCACTAATAGTAATCAAATCACCGACTCTCAATTCGTCCATGAAAAGTGTTCCTGTTCCTGCAAGAGCTCCAGTAGAAACAGTCCATGCAGCCGTTCCTGTGAGATTTCCATCAGATGCTGGTCTGTCGCCAGGACAGATTGAAACTTTTAAACTGTTTCCTAGTTCTCCTGCCCATTTTGCGAGGAACGGGCCATTGTTTGCAAAGTTAGATACTCCGCCACCGATTGATCCACCTTGTTCTGCATCAAAAGTTTGGTAATAACTTTCGGAATCTGTTACTTGCATTGCAGTATATGCAGCAGTATTTGCACCAGCATTCTTTGGTGCGGCAGCATTTGCGACTGTAGTATTTGCAGAACGTACTACATTCAATCCGTTTGAATATGATAGAAAATTTGCAGCAGTAAAGAATGTTTCAAAATTACTGTCATCTGGTTTTTGAAATATTTTTACTAAACTGTCTTCGTCTGTTACCAGAGTCACTTCTTCTATTGGGCCCCAGTTGAATCGTCCTGCAACACCGCCCATTGATGTTCCGGCTGCGACTACAATTCCTGTTAAGTCAATTTCTGAAGTGTTTACGCCTGGACTTACTTGAAAGGCCATATCTTAATCTCCGTTTAAATTTTGTGAGTTTTTTTAAGAAAGTATATCTTACTCTTCAAATATTTATAAATAATCATAATTGATGTATAATATTTAGTGTAAAGTAAATATGAAGTTTCCTCAAAAAGCTATTGATCGTTTCAATGCAAAAGTAACGAAATCAACAGATTGTCATAATTGGACTGCGGCCAGACAAAAACAAGGGTATGGTATGTTTTCCTATGATGGAAAATCTATGCCCGCACACCGATTTGCATATCTTCTTAGCAAAGGAGATATTGCAGAAAACATGGTTGTACACCAAACTTGTGAAAATAGTGGTTGTGTCAATCCATCCCATTTAGAACTCCAAACTAAAAGTCAAAACAAAAGAAGTTACAATTCTGTTCGTGTCAGCAAAGAAATGATTGAAAAAGAGAGTGTGAAATATCTTTTTCGTTTAAGAAATATCCGACCCGATCTGGAAGAAAAAATAGATGCCCTTCTTATGATGTTAGTATCCGAAAATACACAAGAAGAAGATGATTTTGGGTTTGAATCCGAAACTAAAGGAAGTGGTTATATTTAATAATATTCATACTGGCCGGGACTCCAAATGTTATTATCGCCAGGTATTTGATGTTCATCTGGATCAAACCCATCATCAATAACACCAAAAGGAACAAGTTCTTCTTCAATTATTTTTGCTTGTTCTGCAAACATTTTTTCTCGTATATCTTGGTCTGTTAATTCCTTAAAATATCTCTGCTGAACCAACCAAGAAAATAAAACGCAAGTCATTACCAAGTCATCATGAGATCCGTCATCCGCTTCCCATGAAGTACTCTTTGCAATAAAGGTTGTCAATTCAGAAATAGTATCAAAATCATCAATAAGTAAATTGTCTCTTTCAATTAAATCCTTGAGAGTTGCACATCCAATTCGTTTGACTTGTTTAGTGGTTCGTATTCCCATTGATACATTCTTAGAAAAACCACCCCCAATTTGTTGTCCGTTCCTACCATGAAGTGTAACCATCATCATGTTTTCATACTCTAAATCATGGTAAAGAATATCCGCCACTTGTTGTCCTATATCGTTTACTTCCACCAAAATAAATGCTTCATTAAATTTCTGTGCAGTTGTGTAAATTACATTTGGATATAGCATTGCAGAAATATCATTCTTTCTGTATTTTGCAACTTGACTGTATGGTTGTTTAGACACATCAAATATTGAAAATGCAGAATAATCTAACCCCACTCCCCGAGCCACATCACACACCATAACGTATGTGTGATTCATAATTGGTTCTTGATAAACATCTAATCCCTCATGAGTATAAACAGGACGCTTAAATGGCATTGCTAAAAGTTTTTCCGTAGAAATAAGTGTATTAGAACTTCCTAAAAATGAACACTCAAATTCCTGTTGAAACTGTCTCTCTGAAGTATTCCGTATCGTTTTCTCTTTCCACTCTTGATCCCGATCTGGAACTTGCGACCAATGAACAGAAATAGGAGAATAATCATTCTGGCCCTCTTCTGCATCTGACCACAATTTGTAGAACATATTCATTCCGTTTGGCGTAGAAACGATGAATACTTTTGTGGTTTTACCAGATGAAATTGTAGGATATACTGAACTGAAAAATTCTTCCGAAATGTTGGATGGAACGAATGCAAATTCGTCTAAGAAAATGATATTGAAAGATCCACCTCTAATTGCAGATCCAGATGTTGAACTTGCAAGAATTTTAGAACCATTCTCTAGTTCAATATTTCCTTTGTTCCATATTAGAATTCCTTGTTGCAACCACTTCGGCATATGTTCGTATGCAAGTTGAAGTCTTCCAAGAAGTTCCATTGCAGTTGACTTCTTGTTCGCAAGGACTGCAACCGAAACATTTTCGTTGAAAAGAATGTAATGAAGAAGGTATGCAAGGATTGTCGTTGATTTACCAGACTGTCTGGCCATCTTACAGATCACAAATCGTTCATTGTGAAATTTATCAATCATCTCTTCTTGATAATCACGAACATCAAAATCAATCAAACCTTCATCAACCGAAACAATTTTTATGTGTTCTTTTACAAAATGTAAGGGATCTTGCTGACAACGGACATATTCTCCTACTTGTTCTTCTGTCCAATCTTGCTGGATGTATGCTGCTTTTAAAAGGGGATTTCCTAAGTAAGTTCCGTGTTCTGTCATAAATTTCCTTTCATTATAATCCTCCGCTTCTACATACTGAAGAAGATTGACACAACAAATATTTCATTCCATCTAAAGTAAATATAGCTTCTCCTACTAATAAATCAAAAATAGATTTTAACCAATCCAAAACAAAATCTCCAACCGGGCCTTGTAAAATAAACACCACAATCGCACCTATCATTCCCCAAAGGAAACTCATATAAGACCACTTGAGAAATTTGTATTTACTAAGAGCAAGAACCTTCCCCTGTCCATATATATCCCCTGCAAGTGCATCATATACTTTATCATCGGTCATCAATTTTTCTGCATAGTCTGCTTTGTATTCATCTATCGGCAGATGTGCAAAATGCCCAAAAAACAACGGATTAAAAAATGGAGATTTTCTGTCTATATCTCCTGTTGCATCTTTTGGATAATTTGTTTTAGGTATGATTGCAAATATTGCAAACAGAAGAGAAAAGAAACACCCAAATGCAAATGTCAACAAAGGCCATTTCATTAATTCATTATCAAGATTTGCAATAGTAATAGAAAATACAATAGATGCAACTGTGATCATAATATTTGCTTTTGCATCTGCCATCAATCCCAATCTCATTTGATTGCCGTGATTGACTCGCAAAATATTATCTACAGCAGTACGATCCTCTGGTACTTTTTCAAAGGGATTTTCTTCTGAATTGCCATTCTTCTTGGAATAGGGAGTAACATGGCTCATATGTATCCTGTCAAAGATAGTTGTTTAATTTCCTTTCACAATAATCCTCTGGTACACCTCCCCCACACTTCTTCCAAGTTGGTTTTATTGTACACATTTTCCTCTCAATGTAGATACAAGGAAAATGAGTTTTATCATATTTTCTTTTTAACCTATAACTATTTGCAAAAATAAACGCAATATAAACCACCAATAAAAAAATAGTAATTCCTGACAACCATTTAAGAAACCACATTTTTTCCTATTTTAGAGGTGGTGCGTATAACAGTCCTCCCTCTGTATAAAGTTTATTTAACCCTCGCTTCAATGCAAGGGGCGAATTTTCTCCCACGTTTCTCTCATAAATTTCTTCATAATTTCCAACTTGTTTTATTACATCATATGCCCAAGTTGCAGGAAGTCCTAGTTTTGCTCCAAGATGTGGATGGTCTTTACCATTCAATTCACCCATAAGTCTTTTTACATTTGGATCAATATTATTTTTAAATCTGTCTATATTTTGAGAATTAATTCCCATTTCTTCTGCGATAAAAAGAACATAAACTGTCCACCTCACAATATCAGACCATTGTTGATCTCCGTATCGTACAACCGGCCCAAGTGGTTCTTTTGAAATAATCTCAGGAAGAATCAAATGTCTTTCTGGATTTTTGAAACCCAATCGGTTTGATGCAAGACCCGATCTATCCGTTCCGTACATATCACATCTTCGTTGCAAATAATAATCTTTTGCTTTTTCACCTACTGGAACTACAACTGGAACATACTGTAAATAATGTTTGTTGAAAAAGTCCATAGTGTTTTTTGCAGCCGTTCCAGTTGAACTATAGCAAATTCTTGCACCCTCCATCTGTTTTGCAGATGACACACCAAGAGTTTTTCGTACAATAAATCCTTGACCATCGTAAAATGTTGTGGGCATGAATTCTAATTTTTTAAGAACATTTCTTGTATAAGTATATGTCGTTGTAGCAGATAATACATCAATCGTTCCATCTATCAAATAACTGAACCTTGTTTTACCATCTATTACTTCAAATTCAACACGATTTCTATCTCCAAATACTGCGGCCGCAATTGCCCTACAAATGTCTACATCAAAACCCTTAAATTCTAATGCACCCATTTCCTCATCCCAAAGTTCTTCTCCAAATCCTGGCATGGTATCTTTAGCACCACATATTATATGACCCCTTTTTAATACCTTGTCATATGTTGTAGAATATGTTGGAGTGTATTCTGCAAGTGTGAGATTGTCAGTACCTTCAGCAGTAGAATCTACCACCACTATCCAGAATATCCACACCATTGCAACAATAAATTTACCTATCATTATCATTGCAATGCCCGATATACTTCTAATAATTCTTCGTCTGGAATTGGTTTGGATAACGTATAATATCTTTGATGTCCGACAGACATAAATGATTTGATGTCAGAAAAACTAGGGTATTTCATGAGTAGATTATGAAGAAGATAATCTGGACTCAAATGACAAGATGCACATTGATTGTCTCTTGCAAATACTCTTGTAGATTTCTTGAATCGTTCTGATTGAACTAATACCGAATTGAGATCCTTTTCCATCCATGTGACTTTTTCATTGATGTCTGGTATTACTAGGAAAATCAAATATGCCAGTAATCCTATTATAGTGTATATGAATATTCTACTTGATGCAACTAGATTTTTAGTTTCTATTTCTATAGCTTTTACTGGCTCTAGTTCTACTAAAGTTTCTTCGTGTTCTTTCTTTTTCTGTTCTGCCATAATTACCTCACTTCTTTCCTGCTTCATTTAACTTTTTGGTGATTTGTTGTTGAAACCATTTGAGAACAATTGGTATGCTCACGTTTGATGTCAACCCAAAAAGATAACCTACAGGATACCGATAACTTGAATATGCTGCGAGTTGTGGAACATTTGTAAATACAATAGTAATGAGTAAATATCCTGTTACGGACATTCCCATATTAATAAGTAGATCCAATAAAATTAACCACCTATTATCTGCGTATTTGTCTTTATTGTCTGTTCTATAGTTAAATAGAAATATCCAAAATGATGAAAATATTATTAATCCTATCATCATCAATTCAGATGCATTAAAAATGTCATTCATTTCTTTGTCTCTTTTTTGACCAATTTAAGCAACTCAGCGGTACTACCTATGAACATTGCGTTAGTCACGTTTTGTGCTCTAGTGACTTCCTGCCGTTCTCCATCATTTTCTAATTTTTGTTTCTTTTGATGGAGCTCCATTAATTTTTCTTGACTGTCAGACATATTTTTCAGAAGTTGTCCGAAAACTTCAAAGGCTCGTGGGGATTCTTCTGCTTTCGCAATCTCCAAAAGTTCCTCCATAGCATCCCTACCTTTTTCAATGATGTCATACATATTTTCACGAGCATATTGAAAATCTGTATCCTTTTCACCACCATTAATTACAGTAGGTTGAGTAATCTCGTTTGTATTTAGAACTTTTACTTCATTTTTAGTATAGTGAGGGGAAAGTTCCTCAAGATCAAGATGTTTCTCAATCCTCTGTTCAACTAATTTTTCTACTTTCATTAACTATCCGTTCCACTTACAGGATCATATGTGACTCCTTGTGGGTAGAACGAAAAGGTTTCACTAAATCCAAAATCTTCGTCATCAAGAGCATCCGTATCCACAGGAACAACATTTGCCCTACTTACAGTTGCACCAGCAGATGCAGCCTCTTGAGATGCTTCTGATAAAATTCTTATTCTTGTTGCATCATCTACTTCATGACTGTTTAAAATTAAATTGTTTGTAGTATATGCAGTACTATCTTCTGAAATGATATATACTGGTTCTGCCGATACTGCCTCCGACATTAGGTGGGTGTCTACT